AGCAGGGACAAGCCCCTGAGAACACCGACATCCCTTCTCCAGCTTCTGCTGGAGCTGGGCCTGATTCGGGCGTTCCACCTATGCCATCACCTATGTCTACCCCAGAACCCAAGATGGGAAGCAAGGCAGCAGCGAACATCAATATCCAAATGGCTATGGACTTGTTAGAGCAATCACTACCAGCACTAGGCAGTGAAAGTGAAGAAGGTCAGCAGATCATGAAATCTCTAGGATCGCTGCACAGGATGTTTGGCAAGCGCGAAGCTAAGAACCGCGAGTTGATGCCAGCAGAAATTATGCAAATGATGCAGACGCTACCGCAAGCTGGTGGCGCAACACCGCAGCAACGAAGCATGGCCCAAGCACCAATGCCTGGAATGCAGCAACCACCCCTCCCAATGTAACTAAGGAAACATCATGGATCTTTTTAAGCCCCGTGGCGCTACGCCCATTCGCAAGCCGACTGACAACAACGTGCAGCACGGCCAAATGTTTAACCCGCCACGTTTTTCTGAATTTGGCGGCGGCAAAGATGGCACGGCCATTAACACCCGCGCTTTTAAAAACAAGATGACGCTTGAGAAACCAGGCGGCACTAAGAAAGTGATTTGATATGAAAAACCCATATCAGCCCAAACGCGTCCCTACCAAGCGTAGTGGCGGCAAGCGTTATTAACCAACTAGGGGATACCTATGTCTTTAGAAGATGTGTCTTACGAAGCGCGAGATGAGCTGGCTCGATTGGCAAAACAATTGTCAGACAACCCAGAAACTCGCGGCCCATTTTTGAAATTAGCAAAGCAAGTTCGCCCAGATGTCTCTATGCCCGAGATTGAGATTGAAGAGCGGTACACAAAGAAGTTTCAAGATTTTGAATCAAAACTTGCAGCCCGTGATGCCAAGCAAGCCGAGCGTGACGCTATGGACAACTTGGAATACCGGCGCAATTCTTTGCTTGAAAAAGGACTCGTCGATAGCAGAGATGAAATCCAAAAAGTGGAAAAACTCATGCTAGACAAAGGCATTACCAATCACGAAGCTGCTGCGGAATATCACAACTATATGAAGCAGGCAGCTATTCCAACGCCAAGTGGCTACAATCCAAATCCAATGAGGAAGTTTGATCTTTCGGCATTCCACAAGAATCCGGTTCAAGCTGCTCGGGAAACGGCTGCACAAGCGTTGTCAGAATTTCGCAAACCTGTCAGACCTATCGGCCTGTAAGGTTAGTTGATAAACAGGGGATTTTTTTAGGAGCTTTTTATGGCTATTGGCGGCGGTATTATTCCCAGCACTGGCAGTAGCCAGTACACCGAACTCTCGTATGTAACACGACGGGCGTTTATTCCTAAATTGATTGTACAACTGTACAACTCAACCCCCCTGTTGGCTGCTCTTCTGAGCAACTCGCAACAAGCATCTGGCGGTGTGTCATCTGTTACTGCACCTGTGCAGGGTTCACAGATGGTTACATCCCAGTGGTCTGACTACTCTGGTTCGTTTGCACAGCCAAGCGTCCAGGTTGGCGTGACCAATGCTGAATACAACTTGAAGCTGATGATTGCTCCCGTGCCGTTCCTCGGTATGGAAGGCGCTGTTCAGCAAGACTATGCTGTGATCCCGTTGATTGAAGCGCGTATGAATGACGCGACTAACTCGATGATGGACAGCATGGCAACTGCCCTGTACAACAACACCACCAACACCCAACAGTTTATTGGACTGCCTGGTGCTGTGGATGACGGTACAACTCTGGCAACCTACGGCAACATTAACCGCACTACCAACACATTCTGGAAATCCAAACTGTACGCTGCTGGCTCGGTTAATCCTACTCGCTCAAACTTGTTACAGTACATTTCTGGTACTGTTAAAAATTCTGCTGAAGTTCCTACGTTTGGCGTATGCGGCTTTGGCACTTGGACTTTGTTGGCTCAAGATTACGTTGGTCAAGAGTCTTATGTCATTACCCCAGGTAAAGGCGTAGGTTTTGACAATGACTCTGACGGCCCACAATCTGGTTTCCGCGCCTTAATGGTTGCCGGTGTGCCAATCTATCCCGATCCTTACTGCCCAGAAGGCACTGTGTATTTGCTCAATAGCAATTACATGTCTCTGTACATTCATGAAATGGGTTCGTTTGCCTTTACCGGCTTTGAATCAACTCTGGCTAACTGGCAAGTTGGTTACGTTGGCGCAGTGCTGACGATTGCCGAACTGGTGGTAACGAAGCCAAAAGCCATGACTAAAGTCACCGGCTACAACTCTCTCACCATCTAAGGAGTAACGATATATGATTAATGCAATGGGTTTTGGTGTTCGCGGCACTAGCTGGCCCAACACACCTATTAACTTGGCTTCTGGTCAGGTCTACACAATTCCAAGTGGTCAATACTCTGCCCATCTTGGCCCGTACACTGCCGTACAACAATACGACGGCGTACAACAAACCTGGCGCTTTGTAGAAGCATCTACTCAGTCCGCACCAACCATCGTTTCTTCTGACGGCAACAATGTTCGTTTGATTAACATGACTGGCACGGCTGTAGGCGCTGTTATCACCAACGCTGGAACTGGTTACACCAACGGCATTTATCCTGCCGGTACTGGTAACGGTACTGCTGCTGCTCCTACTTGCACATTTGCTGCTGGCGGTGGTAGCGTGTTGGCAACTGGTAACGTGATTGTTGGCGGCGCTATCAATAGCACCGTTACGATTACTGCTGGTGGTAGCAATTTCACCAAAGCACCTATCCTGTTGATCTCGGCTCCTCCTGCTGGTGGCGTACAAGCTACTGCAACTTGCACCATTTCTGCTGGTGTAATTAATGCAGTGACCGTGACCAACCAGGGTGCTGGCTACACTGCTGCTCCTACTATTAGTGTAATCAACGCTTATGGCGACACCACTGGTACTGGCGCAACATTGACTGTCAATGCTACCTTGACCGGTTCTGGAACTGTCACTGCTATCACCATGAACAACAATGGTGCTGGTATGACTTCTGTTCCTGCTATCACTTTCAGCCCAGCGTCTACCACCGCAGCCACCGCTGTTATGTGTTTCACTGCACTGACCTTGACCGGCGCATCTGGTGTTACTAACACGGTTGGAACATACGGCTTGTTGGGACTGTCGCAAGTTACCGCTGGCACAGCAACCTTGACTAACCCAGCAATTAGCACTGGTGTTTTTGTGCCTCGTATGGCTGTTGCGGTTGCAACCACTGCGGCTACAACTTACTCGTCAGTGATTCTTGACGGTGGTTTGCATCAAGTGGCTACGATTACCCAAGGTCTTCTGACCCAAGGTGGCCCAGCATTTGGTGGAACTGCTTACACTCCTGCAAGCACGGTTGGCGGTACATCTGATACTGTCTATCTGCAAACTATCTAAGGAGCTAATATGGCTGGTTCTAGAGTTGCAAACAAACTGCCGAGTCAATTTGGTAGCATTCTGCTGGCTGTTGTTCCGTCGTTGAATTTAAATGCTACGGGCGATACGTTTGTAGCATTTGCCGACACTCCTACAAAGTTTCGGGTTCGCGCTATTGCAATGACCAATGGCTCGATCAACCCAACTACGGCACGTTTTACAGTCCAAACCGCCGCATCTGCGGGTGGCACGGCAGTCGTTACATCTGTAACACCTTCACTGGCATCTTCTGCTGTTGTACAAGACTTGAGCATTGCGTCCACCAACGCATTCAGCCAGGCTTATTTGTACATCAACGTGGGTACAGCACAAGGCGCAGCAGCTACGGTTGACCTGTACATCTACGGCGACATTTTGACTTCCTAACATGTGGGTTACAAACCATAGCGAACATGATCTAGAAGACGGATACGACGGCAAACGATATTTGTTTGCCAAGGGTGTCCCTGTAGAAGTGCCAGCCGTTGTTTGTAACCATGTGTTTGGTTTTGGCGACGATAACAAAGAGCCGTACCTACGTCGGCTCGGATGGTTGCTAAAAAATGATGAACTGCCAAAAGCCAAAGAGCGGCTGGCGGGCTTCTCATTTTCTTCAACCCGTCCTAACCTCCACGTTCTATCCCCCGTGGTTGTATCGGAGCCGGTTCTTGCGCCTAAAAAGCGTAAGACCGGCAATGTTCAACAAGCCGCATAACAGCATGAGGACTGCATGGTACTCTCTGACTACATCACCGAATGCCGGAGAATGCTGCACGATGCTAATGGCAACTTCTACACCGATTCAGAGCTAACTGATTACATCAATCAGGGCCGCACACGCATGGTGCGGGACACCGGCTGCTTGCGGACATATCAAACATCTTCGGTTGCTGCTAACCAAGAAGTTCTGCTGACCAGCACATTGCCTAACGGCTTGTACACGCTGGACATCATCAACTTTAACTTGATCTGGGGCAACACCAGGATTGCGCTGCAATACTTGCCTTGGACGGACTTCAACGCACGGCTGCGCTACTACCAGAACTACATTGGACGGCCGATAGCTTACTCTTTGTACGGTCAGACCAGCATCTACCTTGGCCCCATTCCAGACCAGACGTACACCGTGGAACTGGATACGGTCATCATGCCAACGGCGTTGACAACATCCTCGCCTACCGAGACCATTCCAGATCCCTATACAACGCCCGTGGCTTTCTATGCTTGCTACAAAGCCAAGCACAAAGAGCAAGCGTATGGCGAATCAGAAATTTTTAAGCAAGAGTACACAAATCAAGTGAGGGCTGTCCTTGCTTCTGTATTCACCAGAAGAATCACAACTCCTTATTTAATGGGATAAAAATGGAAACCGTACAAGACCTTGCCAATGACACTGACAAACGCTTGAGCGTGCATGAGGCTGTGTGCGCCGCACGGTATGAGGGCATTCAGTCTAGCTTTGCCAAAGGCGATAAGCGTATGACCAAAATTGAGTACTTGCTTTATGTTGTGATTGCAGCGGTGTTGCTTGGGCCAGGTGTGGCGGCTGAATTTGCAAAAAAGCTATTGGGTTTGTAGGCAATGAATGCGCTGGATTCCATTATTGTTAATTGCTGCGCTGGTGTTTGGCGCAACTGCAAAGCGAGAGTGCAGCGTCAGTGAGTTTGTAAATATTGCTTATTCCACCCATGATTCCAAAGAGCGTACAGACAAAATTTGGGGTTGGCTAGAGGAGTCAGGGCCGGTATGCACCAAGGAACAGTTAACGCTGATTTACTCAAATTTGGGTAACATACTGGGCAATGCAGACAGCATGAAAATTCGTTCAAAAATTGAACAGTTGCATGAAAGGGCAAAGTGATGGACGCAAAAGACAAGTTGATTTATTGGGTGACCATGATGGTGACCGCCACCCTATGTTCCGTTGTTGTTGTGCTTATTG